AACCTATCTGTATGCCGATTGAATCTAAATCTTGGCATAGTATTGAAAAGATTGTTTATCATAGTCAATCTTTGTTGTGTAAATACAAAATTTTTAAAAGATTGCATTCCACCAAAGGTGTATAGATCATTGAGTGAGTATTGATAATTTACAGAAAACATATTGGTATTGTTTCTACTTTCTTGGTAAAATGGAATAACACCTTTGATACCTATAATGTTTTCTTCAATGGTTATATACTGATTATCAAAATCACCTAAAGTGTTTGCATCTGAGGAAGCAGTTGTTGCCGATGCACCACTTGTCGCACCAGTGATTGTTTCTCCGTTACCAAATGTGGTAGTGGTATTTGCATAATATGTGTTTCCATCCCCTCCCGCTTTTACTTCTGGATTTTTGTAACGTATTGTTGTATTGGCACTATGATATTCATGGACTGTTGCTCTTACACCACTCGTACCACCAGTAATTACTTCACCTGCAGTGAATGCTGTATTAGTAGTTATTTTTAAAGTTGAACCTGTGATTTGATGTTTCAAAAAGGTTGGATAAGTACCATCAAAATGATATTCCTGAAAGAATTCAAGTGCATCATCAATTAAATCTTCCATCTGATCGTCATCAAGATTGAGTTCCACCACTGGATGGCCGAGTTTTCTTTTTGCGTAATCTTTTAAAGTTGCACGTGAAGTTGGTTGTGTCATCTTATCCTCAATAAGTTGCAGATGGTGAAACAGTTACCACACCTTCAGCCAATCTTTCAATAGTTGTTCCGTCTGACTGTGTGTATTCAACGTCATACACATATTGGCCTGGTGTTATTGTTCCAGTTTGTGTAGCAGTCAGAGAAATTGTAACATTTGAACCTGTTTCGGCAGTGGTAAATGTTACAATATTATTTGAAGTGTAGTGGGATGGTCTGAGCTTACCAGATGTGGTTCCAGAGGAAATAGTTACATTGCCTCCTGCTGTATTTTTTGCAGTAATAGTCTTCTCAAAGGTGCACCCTTGGTCTATTACTAAATTTACAGTTTGTTTGTTAAGAGTGAGTGCCATGAAATCTCCTTAAAATAAACCTTTCCATATATTTAGTAATGGAAGGAGTTAGGAGATTAAGTAGAAGGTTCGTCTGGCCACCCATCACCGATATTTACGGCAATGAGTTCATCAACAGTTGTGGTTGCAGCAACTGCAGTCTCATGTTCTGTGGCTTTAGTTCTTACACCATCTCTGTATGTCTGTACTGCAGAGGGAACAGCAGTTCCATCATCAGCTTTACGAGTGATATACCAATCATAAGGTTGTAGTCTTGCACCTTGTATATCTTTTACCTCTTGAATCTTACTCCACTGTAGACCTCTTGCATGGAGTGCGAGTGAACCAGAGATTGTGGTTGAAACTGCTGGAGAAAGAGCAGTTCCATCTGCATTAAAAGCCCTAACTGTATTACCATTTGCCCAAGTTCCCTTGGTTACTTCTACGTGCAGTTTTCCTGCTTCTTTAGAGATGATGTTACCTGTCTTACCTGCAGAACTATGATTTGCACTACTAGCAATCTTATCTCCATCAGAAAATCCATCAGAAGAAGCAAC